AGTACTGATACTATTATTGAAGAAGCTAAAAAACTTAATCTGTTTGTAAGCGAGCAATAATTAAAGGCCCCGCAAGGGGCTTTTTGTTGCGACTACATTACAATTAGTTAAATACAGATATATTATGATGGTCAGCAAAATTACTGAATTAACAATTTTTGAAAGTCCGGATGGGGGGCGTACCGTATACACCCGTAAGCCCGGTGATCATACACGACATTTACACTCCAAGGATGAGGTTCGTGAGAAAGAAACCGCTGAATACGAGCGTTGGCTGAACATTTTTAACGCTAGGCGTAATAATCCAGTGTTGAATGATGTATGTAATAAGGCTGAGATGTTATATGAACTATCCAAAGATTCGTAATGAGATTTTCTTGTAAAACACTATTTGATATTACTGCCACTAATGTCACCGGACACTATAAATCTTCACGAGTCCCATTTAAGGACCTAGCGGGAACTGAAATAACAAATGAAATCACATGGAATAGATCTAGAAATCAACAACGTAATTGGGAAACACTAACACAATTAATAGGATTACGAACACAAATTGCTAAATTAACTAGCCCCGCTCAAATAGATAAAATATGGAGTTTTGATTTTGAAGTAGATGCTCCTTATGTATTTGGATCTAAGGAAAATCCAACTGAGTTGTTATTATCTGATTGCAACGGTGTTCCAATGCTGGTAAATTTAGAAAATAAAACTGAATTATCTCCGTATCTGATAGTTATGGGTAGTATTCAAAATATATGGTTTAGCGAATTAAGCTAAATATAGTATCAGGAGACATTATGGTTGAGCCTACAGACATTGAAAAAAAGAGTTTAGAAGCACACGTTGAACTATGCGCAGAGCGATATAATGCCCTTGACGGCAAAATATCCACAGTTGACAATAAAATTTCTCACCTATGTGAAGAAATAACCGATGTAAAAGACACTTTGCGAAAAATGTCTGAAAAAAATAATGATAGATTAATAGGATGGGGGGTTGGAATAATCGCTACACTAGTGGCAATTATTGGATACTTCTTTTCACATTACGTTATAAAATGATGAAAGATATTGACATAGACAAAGCGTTTAGGAAAGAATTTTCAAAAATAATTCCTAACCTTATTTTTCCAAATAAGGATGGTAGCTTTGAAGTTTTTGGAAAGTACTTAATAAAAAAGGAAAACTCTGTATTCCATGTTTATTGCCTTGAGACAGAAGCAGGTATTTTTAGCAGCACAAGGGCAGCACTAAGCTGGTGTATAGCTATAAAATTTTCTAATTATAATTTAGCAAGAGATATATTAATTTTAGATAATAAATTAAGATCTTTAACTAACGATATTACCGCAAGAGCCAACATAGCGGATCGTAGTAAAAATGCACTATTTCGGGAAACTGTGGAAACTAAGTTAGAAACTAAAATTATTCATAAGAAACAAGTTGAACAACAATTAACCAAATGTGTCAACTATGCTAAATACTATCAACAAAAAGGATTTAATAATGAAAATGTTCGAACTGGCCGCGACCAAGCCATCAAAACAAGCCGCTAAGGTATTTGAAAGTTATTTCGGAGACAGTATTAATGTCGATGTGATTTCGCCACGACAAGCCCGTACTATGCTTAATAAAGTACAAAAGCTAGTGACTGAACACCGTTCTACTCCGGCTTTTCATAGTAGTGAACAGAATCCAACTTATTTAAAGCTAATGATGTTGGAGCGTGTACTCCGTGCCAAAGTTAAAGAAACTGCTACCATAGGCATTGGTGATGCTGCTGGGGCAGATAGAAACACAGCACAGAACGCAGCTCAGAATGCTCAAGCTAAGCCTAATGCCAATGTGGTTGCCGGAGATGCCGCTGCTAAGCAAAAAATGCAACAGCAGGTTAACAGCATTACTGATCCTAAGCTTAAGACAGCTATGCAAAAAGCCTCACAGGGTCAAGCAATGAATCCTGCTGATCAACAATTAGTTGCTCAAGCTGCGCTACAAACAGAAAGTAAGGTAATGCGTCGCCAATTGTACCGAATGTTGCGAGAATCAGAAGTCCAACAAGCGCAGGTTGTGTTAGCAGCACAAGCTATGGCAGATGATCTTCAAACAATGTTGGAAGAAGTTTCTAGTATGCAATTTAAAACTTTACCAAGATTAATTGATGAAATGAAAAATCAAGTTGGTGTTGATCAAGCTATGCAATCTAACACAGATGCAACAGCAGTACTTGGTGGTTTAGTTCAAAATCTTCAATCTTCAAAACAGCAAATGGATCAAGCAATCGGTGTAGTAACCGGACAACAATCAGCATCAATTCCAGGAGAAGAACTTGGGTTAGGCGATGAAAATGGTGATGAGCCTGACTTAAATCCTGAACCTGGATTAGGTGACGAACTTGATCAAGACATGGATGAACTTCCACCAGAAGAACCTGAAATGGATAATGCCGGCCTAGGTCGTGCCAAGCGTTAATGTTAATTTTTGAAATAGAAAATTCCAATTCAATTGATACCAATAAGCTGGCATCGTTGACTCAATGGCTATCTGGTATCGCTGGTGATAATAATTCAAAAAAAGAAATATCAGTGGCAACGTTTGTTAATTTGGCAAAAAGTCTTGGGATTAATATTACAGCTGGACCTCAGGGCAATTTAAATCAACTAATTTCGCAAGAACCATTAAGTAATATGTTAATGCCCATTGACCCAGCAAATCCTGATGTAATTAAATACATAGGTAATGAAGAAACAGAAGAACAGCCAACTGGTCCAGAAGATTCTGAACGTGTTGTAGCAGCTAGTGCCAATTCTGCCATGAAAAAAAGATTTGGTAAAAAATTAAATTAATCAGTTGACATTTGCATCATTAATGGTATAATTAGTGTACCAACATAACTAACAGAGTTACAAAATGAAAAAACTTATTTTAACATTATTAGTGGCAACATCATTGTTTAGCGCAGCTCCATCATACGCATGGAACCGTGGCGGCAACGGATATCATGGTGGCTATAACGGATATCGTGGTGGATACAATAACAACTATCGCGGTGGGTACAATAACAACTGGATTGCTCCTGCGATTGGTGGGCTAATTGTTGGTGGAATAGTAGGAGCAGCAATAGCACAGCCATATTATTCTCCGGCACCAGTGTATGCGCCAGCACCTGTATATGTACAACCTGATCCAGTTTATAATCAGCAGGGTATGGGCTATACACCTCCCCCAACTCCTCCATATGGATATCACCACGAACAAATGTTAGATAATAATTGTAACTGTTATGTTACTGTATTGGTGCCTAATTAATCAATTTAACATAGCAATACTTGATATCTTGTTCAAGTATAAGTATAATAGTAACACTACCAAGGAGATTTATCATGTTTGAAACATTATTATGGTTGGCAGTAGGCGCATTCATTGGGTGGAATTTTCCGCAACCAGACTTTGCTAAAAGTATTCAAGCAAAACTAACTACATTAATAAAAGGCAAATAGACAGCTAATATGGCTTATAGCAAAAAAGTTTTAGATCATTACGAGAATCCACGCAATGTAGGGTCCTTTGCTAAAGATGAAGATGACGTTGGCACTGGTATGGTGGGAGCACCGGCCTGTGGTGATGTGATGAAGTTACAGATAAAGGTGACAAATGGCATTATCACAGACGCACGTTTCAAAACATATGGATGTGGATCAGCAATCGCAAGTAGCTCGTTGGTCACTGAGTGGGTCAAGGGAAAATCTCTTGATGATGCTGGACGAATTAGGAATACAGACATTGCCCAAGAATTGGCACTTCCTCCCGTTAAAATCCACTGTTCAATTCTTGCAGAAGATGCAATCAAAGCGGCAATAGCAGATTATAGAAAGAAACATGATACACAAAATACTGAAGTGGCCGGATCCGATTCTTTTACAACCATGCCAACAGTGGGACTTCAGTAATCCTCCTGTTGAAAACATAAGTCAAGATCTTCTTGATACTATGAATAGTCAAATGGCATTGGGTCTTGCTGCCAACCAAATAGGCATCTCATACCGTGTTATGGCAATGAATGTACAAAATGGGGTGTACGCAGAACAACAATTAGTATTAGTAAATCCAGAGATAAGCAAATTATCAGAAGAATTCTGGGAACACAGAGAAGGATGTCTAAGTTTTCCCAGAATAGATCTAGCTATAGCTAGATCAAAATATGTATATGCCCGATGGAGAGACATTGAAGGTGGAGAACATAGTACAGTTTTTAGTGAACTTGATGCTAAATGTTTCCTACACGAGCTAGATCACCTAGATGGCAAAGTATTCAAAGACTATGTAAGCGATTTAAAGTTTCAAATGGCAGTTAAAAAAGCGAAAAAATAATGGACGTAAAAGAAAAAAAAGCACTGGATACTAGATTTCAATACTTAGTCAACGAAATTTGTAATGTTGCTGCGGTGACTCGCAGTGAATTTCCCATGAAACAATACAAGGCTAAACTTCGTTTAACAACACTTAGGGAAGAATTATCCAAGGAAATTTCTGAACTAATGGAAAAACTATAATGATAACAATAACACAAACAGCAGCAAACAAAATAATTAGCAATATTGCTAAACGAGGCAGTGGGCAAGGCATTAAAGTTGGGGTTAAAACAACTGGATGTTCGGGGCTTGCCTATGTTCTTGAGTATGTAGACCAAGTTCCATGTACATGGGATTGGGTAGAGTACGATATCGGAGGCGGTGCAAAAGTCTGGGTTACTCAGAAAGATTTAGTTTACATTGATGGCCTTGAGATTGATTATGTTCGTAAAGGTCTCAACGAAGGTTTTGATTTTATCAATCCAAAAGAAGCAGCCCGATGCGGATGTGGCGAGTCATTTACCATTTAACTTGATATTTGCACAGTACTAAGCTATACTAGCATGATGTATACACCTAAATTTGATTATAAAGACTTATCACGCACAACCGACGAATCCGGAAAACGATTATACCAAACTCCAGACGGACGCCGTGTTCCTTCGGTAACAACTATTCTTAGTGCTACGCAACCAGCAGAGAAAAAGCAAGCACTACAAAACTGGCGTAAGACAGTGGGTATAGAACGGGCACAGGCTATCACCACGGAAGCTGCTAACCGTGGCACCAGAATGCACAAATACCTTGAAGATTACATCCGCAACGGAGTAATTAGTGAAAGGGGATCAAATCCTTATGGCTGGGCAAGCCATAAGATGGCACAAACCGTTATTGAAGACGGTCTTAAAAATGTAAATGAAATTTGGGGTGTAGAAATTCCTTTATATTTCCCACAGATGTATGCTGGTACTACTGATGGATGTGGTATACATTTAGGTGATGAAAGCATACTTGACTACAAGCAGACAAATAAACCCAAGAAATTAGAATGGATTGAGGATTATTTCCTTCAACTAGTGGCATATTCGTTGGCACATAACGAAGTGTATGGAACAAAAATTCGTAAAGGCGTGGTATTAATGTGTGTAAAACCTCCAGTTGATCCTGTTACCATGGAGCCAACCGACAGACCACAATACCAAGAATTTATCCTAGAACCCAAAGATTTTGATCATTGGGAACAAGCATGGTGGAAACGATTAGAACTCTACTACACGATTAGCTAAATACTTAATACTAAGGAATCAAGTAATGGCAATCGTGCAAATTTCACAAATTACAAACCGACTGGGATTAAACATAGATTTACCCCAATTGGCAGGCGCAGAACTAGGTTGGTCTACTGACACTCGTCAGCTTTATATCGGCAACGGTACTCTGGCACAAGGTGCCCCTGTAATTGGAAATACTGAAATTTTAACAGAGTTTTCAGATATTCTAAATTTAGCTGCCAGTTACACATACAAAGGAACAGCGGCAGGATATACAGTACAGACTGGACCAACTTCAGGCACTCCCGTCACCCTAAGTTTACAACGCTGGCTAGACCAATTTGCTTCGGTATTAGACTTTGGTGCCAAGGGGGATGGATTAACCGATGACACTGCCGCAATTAATCGTGCCTTAAATCAATTATATTGTATACAATCAAACCCACAAATTCGTCGTAGTTTATTTTTTCCGGCAGGAGTTTATGTAATTTCTGGATCTATCAATATTCCACCTTATGCTACTCTGTATGGCGAAGGTCCAGACAATTCTATTATTCAAATGGTAGCAACAGGTGGCACAGATACCTGCGTAGCACAAACTGCCGACAGTTTGCAACAGACAGGAGTTAATATTGGTAATGGTGGGGCAACTCCTCCCACTGATATTAATATCACTAATATGGCTTTTCAAAGCCTAGATGATACAAAAAATATATTCTTGGCACAATCAGTTACTAATAGCGAATTTCGTAGTGTTGGATTTTACGGAGTAGGAACTACCTTAACCTTAACCTCTTCAACCGCAGATACGTCATGTGTGTTATTTGAAAGCGCAATGGTAACTACAGCAAATTTATTATTTGATGGATGTAGATTTAGTGGAACAACATATGGAGTCAACACCAGTGACATCACGAAAGGGATAACGGTTGCCAATGGTAATTTTAATATTTTATATCAAGGTGTGGCATTGGGTACAGGATCTATTATTAGTGATGGTCCAACTGGCACTCGTGTTACTACTAGCATATTTGATAATATCTATAGTGCTGGTATTATAATTGGCGCAGTAACTCTAAATGTAAGTGGATACAATATTTTTTACGATGTTGCCAATCACTTCTTGGGTACATCAACCCCTCAGCAATCAGTAATTAGTATAATAGGCAACAATAACGCCAGTGTTGGTGATATGTTTGAGAGATCCGACGCATTTGCTGCTCAGTACCCACGCATATCATTGGGGGCGTCAGTAAGTATTGCTACTACTAATGGCTCACAGATACAGTTAGGAAGTAAAACAGTACAATCTGGATTAGTTACGGTGTTAGCAGCAAACACAACAGGTACTGCATTTACTGTTGACACTTCTACTGGAGTATTGAGTTTTAAAGTAGACTATTCAATAACACAAAACTCCACTAAATTTAGATCTGGTACACTGATAATAACATCAGGAACAGTTCTTAATTATACAGATGACTATGTTGAAAATACTGATTTAGGAATTGCGTTATCAGTATCTCAAACAGGTCAAGAAGTATATATAGAATATACCTCTAGTGTGGGTGATCCATCTCAAATGAGCTATTCAAACAGTTATTTTAGCTGATGTGGCACAAAGATTTTGCTACCAGACTTGAGGCATGGGCTGAACTCCGTAATGAAGTTCAATCTATGCCATTGGAAGAGGCTCTTCAAGCAGTTAACACTTGGTGGTATCAAGCTCCATGGTCAGGATATTACTTACATTGGGATGATCGGTTGAAATGGCCAGATCCATGGCAACTTTTGAGTGATAACATCTATTGTGATGTTGCCAGAGGGTTAGGAATACTGTATACTATAACTTTCTTAGCACATAAAGATTTAGTATCGTCAGAGCTGGTTTTGACAGAAGACAATCGTAATTTAGTCTTAGTTAACAAAGAAATATATACGCTTAATTGGGATGTTGCCATTATGGTAAATACTCCACTGTTGCAAAAAATTAAACACCATTATATACCACCTAGCATCTAGCAGTATAAGTAGTACACAAAACAAAAAGAGAAAGAATGACAAAGATTACAGTTGTAAAACGTAATGGCGATAAAGAGCCATTACAAATAGAAAAATGGCAAGCACAGATAGCAAAAATTTGTAAAGGTATTGCTGATGTTAGTCAGTCTATGGTTGAAATTAAAGCACAGTTACATTTCTATGACGGCATAACTACGGAAGAAATTGACGGTATTACACTACGGGCTATTGTAGATTTAATTGATGTAGGCTCTAATCCTGATGTGGGTCACACTAACTATCAATATGTTGCTGGCAAGCAGCGGCTATCTATGCTTAGAAAAACAGTATATGGCAAATATGAACCACCGCACTTATATGAAATCGTAAAGAAAAATGTTGCATCAGGATTTTATACTCAAGAACTTCTAGAATGGTATACAGAAGAAGACTGGAATCGCATGGAGAACATACTAGATCATTCAAAAGATGAACAGTATGGGTACGCCGCGATTGAACAGTTAATTGAAAAATATCTTGTTAAAAATCGTGCTACGAAGGAAATTTATGAAACACCACAAGTACGTTATATAGTTGCGGCAGCTACAGTCTTCCACAAAGAAGAGCCCAATTCTGCTCGTATGCGCTACATTAAGGAATATTATAATGCTGCATCTGATGGCCTCTTTACTCTGGCTACTCCTGTCCTTGCTGGTTTGGGGACTCCTACTAAGCAGTTTAGTAGCTGTGTCCTTATACGTAGCGATGACAACTTGGATAGTATCTTTGCTTCAGGGGAAATGATGGCAAAATATGCCGCCAAACGAGCCGGCATAGGTCTTGAGATAGGAAGATTACGCCCATTAGGCGCACCTATTCGTGGTGGTGAAGTTACGCACACAGGCATGGTTCCATTTCTTAAGAAATGGTTTGGTGATCTGCGTAGTTGTTCGCAAGGCGGTATTAGAAATGCTAGTGCTACAGTTTTCTACCCTATATGGCATTATCAATTTGATGATCTTATCGTTCTTAAGAATAATCAAGGTACTGATGAAACTCGTGTGCGTTTTATGGATTACGGTGTTGTGTTATCAGCATTTTTTTGGAGA